AAAACACATTGCTTTTTCTGATGACGGTGTTGCAAGCGTTATTAAAGGCTACACTGCAGAAGCAGGGCTAAGAAATCTCGAAAGAAAAATCGGAGCAATCTGTAGAAAGCTCCGTGGTCCTATAAATCCTGGAGAGGCTCATCTATCGGTGACATCTTCAGGAGAATTCGGCCACCCTATCTCCGATGGGGGACAGGCGGCCGCAGTTGTGGAAGCCATGAGAAGTATACTTCTCGAGGTTCCAACAGAAGACCGGGAGGAGAATACTCCTTTTGGCCTTGGCGTCCACAAGAGTGGTATACCACTCTGGAAGACGTTATTCAGAACTGAGCCTCTAGATATAGATGCTCAATTCCTAGATAGCTACTACTTAATAAAGGAGCAGCCCGGCCGATTCCGGGGACTTGATGAAGTCACCGGACATCAGATACTGTACGTTGCGTGGCGACAGCTCACGCACACACCAGTACTACGCGCTGAGGTGGTCCCAGAAATGGGCAACAAAGCGCGTCATGTGACACTTTCAGACTATTGGCTGAATGTGTTACAGTCTCCATTGTCTCATCTATTGATTGATGCAATGAAGTATCACCCTTGCGTCTTCTCAAGCTTTCACCGACAGGATCAAGCTTGGGAAGCTGTAAAGGGTCTATGTTCATCCAAGGAGCTATCGCTTCAGAATGGACATGCAGTATTAAGTAGTGACCTAAAGGACGCTACCAATGCTCAGCAGTGGAGTATTACTATCGCGATGCTCCGCGGCTTTATAGAAGGATTTAAACTATCGTTCAAATCCGACTATATTGACCTAGTCCTGGGGACTATTGGACCCAGATTAGTTATGTACAGGGATGAGACTTCTGTCCTATCCAAGGTCGGAATCATGATGGGTGAAGCTATCGCTAAGCCCAGCCTGACTTTACTCAATCTATCGATTGAGGAACTCGCTTTTCTTCAGTACTGTAGTACTGAAGACCCTCACCTATCGGTTGAGGAATTTCTAGCGTCGGATCTTCCAGCACCCTATCGGGCCTGGAGGTTCTATCATATAGGGGGTGATGACCATCTAGCAAGAGGTCCTATCCCCTATCTTAACCTTGTCACTGAGATACATCTTAGTGCAGGGTCACACATCTCTCCTGGGCAACATGGTTACTCTAGAGATTGTGTCCGTTATACAGAGAGGTTAATAAACCTTAGAAATCTGTGTCACGGAAAACCTTTCCACCCGAGTGATTACTCGCTCTCCACTATCGTGGATAGTGTGAAGGTTCGGCTTCTTGAACGAGGTCAATCGACCTTACTCAAGAAGGATAACAAGAATGTTGCGATTGGTAAATCTCAACAACTTGGTGGCTGTTTAGAGTGGTTACCGAAAGATAACCGCTTTTTCACAGAGACGAAGAAGGCAAGTATTCGAGCCCTATTCGTGGAACGCATGGGAAGTTTGTTACCTCGAAAGAGTACAAACCCTCGAGCGTTTGCCGCTATCCACCTGCCTACTAAGGTTGGTGGTTACGGCCTCGGGATGAAATCTGAGTTACAACAGTTTCTCAGAAACAGCCCTGAACCCCATAAAGGACTTATATTTAAGTCCTTTCTAGGGTTAAACGTAAAAGAACACTTACGGAAGTTTCGTGTTCTTAATACGAATACCTCTACCAGAGGAGTTGAAAGTATTCTTGAACTCCAGGAGAGGATCATTGGTCAGTTGACCGAATGGCCGAACATGATCAATGCTATAGATTGGAAAGAACTGCGAAAGCGGTTCCCCGATCATAACGCTAAGAGGACAATAGCCCTCGCGGCGGACGCAGGAATTCTCTCTGTTGAGGAGTTTGCGAAAAGAGCGACTAGAGGAAATCTCTTCCAGGAGCTCTTACTAGGGAAGAAGGACCTAAAGGTCTTCAACACTAGACCATATGTCCAGACATATAAGAATATAGTCTGGCCATATGCTGAAGATGAAGGACTCATCGACTATGGTCGTATGTGTCCCGATCTTACATCTGAGGAGATTGCTATCGCAATTGACCAGATGGTTCCACAGTGGTACTTTGATGTTAATCAAACTACTGCTTTGGATTACGGGTTTTGGGATCCGGAACATCCAGAAACCGAAACCTGGGACTTCGGGGAAAGTACCTATATTAATAAGTACACTCAGGGTCTACCGACACTGAGCGTTCCCTGTCATCAACTTGGCATTAAGATCAAATATGATCCTGAACCAAGAAGAACCCTAGGTGTTCACTATCGTGACATCTACGGGTGGGACTAGTAGAAACGGTAGTTTCTACTAGTAACGCTAGAAACCGATATATCGGAATAAAGCGTGGTGGTAAGAACCTATGGGTAACCCGTAGGTATAGCCAAATCCTTACCAACG